GGGGAAAAGCTCTGGCGGGCTTGGTGCAAACGCTACGGCTCCAAAGCCAATCTGGGGTCCCGGGATCAACTGGCCCAAATCCTCCAGGAGGAAATTGGTTTTACCTCCCCCAAGGAAACCGCCGGCGGAGCGGCCTGCATGGATGACGAAGTGCTCCAGAACATCGACCTCCCGTTTGTCCAGAATCTAGCCCGAATGGGGAAGTATGAAAAGGCCCTGGGCACCTTCCTCCACGGCATCGAGAAGGAAGTGGTGGACGGTCGGCTCCATCCCGTCTTTAACCTCCACCTAGCCCGGAGTTATCGTTCTAGTTCGGACAACCCCAATTTCCAGAACATGCCGGTCCGCGATAAGGAGATCGCTAAAATCATCCGCAGTCTCTTTATCGCCAGCCCGGGGGGTTGTATCGTGGAGAATGACTTCAAGGGGATTGAAGTCGGCGTCTCCGCCTGTTATCACAAAGATCCCAATTTCATTTCCTACATCACCAGTCCCGGCAAGGATATGCACCGGGATATGGCGGCTCAAATCTACATGATGAAGCCGGAGGAAGTAACCAAGGACGTTCGCTATGGAGCCAAAAACAAGTTTGTTTTCCCCCAATTCTATGGGGACTTTTACGTGGCCTGCGCGCGGAATCTCTGGGAATGGATCGACAAAGGTAAACTCACCGGCCCTGCGGGTATACCTCTCAAAGAGCACCTCGCTGCCCATGGCATTAAAAAGCTTGGAGCTTGCGATCCTGAGCAGGTTCCAAAGAACGGGACTTTCGAATCTCATCTTAAAAGTGTCGAAGATGACTTCTGGAACAACCGCTTCCGGGCGTATGGGCAGTGGCGCAAGAACTGGTATCACGCTTACTTAGACAAAGGACACTTTGACCTCTATACCGGGTTCCGAATCTATGGGGCCTTTGGCCGGAATGAAGTCACCAACTACCCTATCCAGGGCTCGGCTTTCCACTGCCTCCTCTGGTCTCTGATTGAAGTCAATAAGCGCCTTAACAAGTATAAGATGAAGAGTAAGATCGTGGGCCAGATCCACGACAGCTTGATCGGAGACGTTCCCATCCCGGAGTTGGGCGACTACCTTTGTATTGTAGAGGAAGTAGCTACGGTCCGGCTACGCCAACACTATGACTGGCTGATCGTCCCACTGGAGATCGAATATGAAATAGCCCCTTCCGAGGGCACCTGGTTTGACAAGAAAGAGGTCAAGTTCAAGGGTGGTTTCTTTAGCCATCCCAAGGACCCGGAGCGCCGCACCATCGACCCCCGTAAATTTATGAAGGCCCTCAACCAGTCTGCTAAGGAACCGCATGCCAAATAGACCCATGCCCGACTGGCTTCCCCACGCTCTGGCCATTGCCATGCACAAGGACGAGAAGCGCAGCTGGCCCTGGTATGGACGATTGATCCATTGGCTTTTGGCTAGCTGGCGCTGCCCTTGCTGCAAAGAAGAAAAACGAAAGTAAACCAAACCATGAACTCATACCAAGAACCCAAGTATCAAACCAAGGGGGACCAGATTATCAACCGGCAGAGTGGAGACGCCATCCCCGAGGACGAGCCCATTTTCATTCTCCGGGCCCGTGACCGGCACGCGGCGGGGCTGTTGCGGCTCTACGCCACTCTTTGTCAGGATCCAGTCCACCAGGATGCTGTGTTTGTCCGGGCGCTCCAATTCCACAATTGGGCCCTTTCGCACCCCGACCGGGTTCGGGAGCCCAATACCAGCAAGGACCGGGGCTGGACTTCCCAGGGTATCATGCCTCCCCCAACCTCCACTAAATAACTATGCCAACAGAACTTTACAAAAAGCATCGACCCAAACGGCTCCAGGACCTGGTAGGCCAGGACGTAGCGGTCAAATCTTTGGGGAAATTCCTAGCCTCCAGCAAGATGCCCCACGCCCTGCTCCTGACGGGCCCTTCGGGTTGTGGTAAGACCACTATCGCCCGGATTCTCAAGACCCATCTAAAGTGTTCGAATCAGGACTTCTTCGAAAGGAACAGCGCCGACTTCCGCGGGATCGAGGATGTTCGGTCCATCCGCCGCCACATTGACCTCCGCCCCATCGGGGGACAATGTCGGATCTGGCTTATTGACGAGGCTCATAAGCTGACCTCGGAGGCTCAGAATGCTTTACTCAAGATGCTAGAAGACACCCCTTCCCACGTCTATATCATCCTAGCTACGACCGACCCCACCAAACTCCTCCCGACTATCTTGACGCGTTGTAGCCGCATTACGGTTGCCTCCATTAAGGAGGAGCCGATGCGGGCCCTGCTCCAGGACGTCATTAAGAAGGAGGGGCTAGAAGTCCCGGGTAAGGTCCTCAAGAGCCTGATCGACCTAGCAGAGGGATCGGCTCGGAAAGCTCTCGTCATGCTGGAGCAGGTGGGTCAGCTATCGGACGAGGAGGAGCAGATCAAGGCCATTGAGAACTTCTCTTTCAGCCGGGACGCTTCCATCGATCTGGCCCGCGCCCTGATCCGGCGGGCTCCCTGGGCCGAAGTGGCCAAGATCCTCCGCTCTATCGAGGAGCAGGATGCCGAGGGGATCCGCTACTGCGTGCTGGGCTATGCTCGGGCTTGTATGCTCGGCAAAAAGGGGGAATCCGCCCCCAACCCGGGCTTTGTCGGTAAAGCCTACCTGCTGGTGGATCTGTTTTCCCGTAACATGTATGATAGTAAACATGCTGGCCTAGCGGCTGCTTGCTGGGAAGCCCTCAACGCTAAATAACTATGAACGAAACCGAACAAAATAAAAAGATCGAATACCCGAAAGCCAAGTGGCAGAAGGAAATAGGGCTCCCCACCAATCGGAGCCTTTGGGATGGATCGCTGGACGAGATTGCCGATGCCGTCCACCGCAATGCCGTGGTGCACGGCTTCCACCCCGAAAGCCAGTCCGAGGACGATTGGCTGGCCCATATGTGCTGCAATAAGCACGCTGAGATTAGCGAGCTCTACGACGCTTGGCGGTCGGGCAAGCTCCGGGAGCCTTGCGACAAGGCAGACAAAATGAAATCGCTGGGCCTGCCGGTCCTGAGTTGCCTGGAGGAAGAACTGGCCGATCTCATTATCCGCTGCCTGGACGAATCCCGCCGCATGAAGGTGGATATAGCCAAGGCGGTAGCGGTCAAGCACCTTTACAACCTAACCCGTCCTTTCAAACACGGCAAGCAATCTTGAAAGGGATAATAAGTAACCATGAAGTCTAACAATAATGACCACTCAGATGAAGGCTCCTCGGTCGTCGGGATTGACGAGCATCACTTAGACCGGGAATGCGTTCGCCTCCCGACCGACTACCTGCGCTATGCCACCCGGGCCGCTGAAAGCCTGCGCGACGTGGATGAAATGAAAGCGCAGTTGAGCGTCCTGGAGGCTGACCTGGATCGCCGGATCCGTCAAACGCCCGGCTCTTTCGGCATCGAGAAGGTAACCGAAACCTGTGTCAAGAACACCATCCAGTGCCAGAAGTCCTACAAGGAAATGGAGGCTCGGCTGGCGCAAAAGGTCCACGAGTCTAAACTCAACCAGGCCGTCGTCAACGCCCTGGAAATTAAGAAGCGCACTCTCACCCTCCTGGTGGAGCTACATGGGATGGGCTACTTCGCCACCCCCAAAGTCTCCCCGCGGGGCCGGGAAGCTGTCAAAGAAATGATGACGTCCCGCATCAAACCTCTTCCCCACCGGGAGGATTGAATCCGTGAGCATTTACGATATTCTCCTGATGCTCCTGGCCGCACTGGTCCTCCTGCCCATCATGGCCTTCATGGTGGTGAAATTCGGGGTGGCCGGTTATTATCAGGCTCGGCGTCGGGAGAAACAAAGACAAAACAACCACTAAGAACTAAGTATGCCAAGATCGCAAAAAGAAGAGAGAAGCAAGCGCAAGTATGCTTCGGTGCGGGAAGCCGCTCAGAAAATGAGCATGGGCTTCCAAGCCAGCTATTTGGACTTGCCGAAGGGGGCCGTCATGTGGAAGCCCAAAGCGGGCAAATTCCTTATCGACATCATGCCCTACATCGCCGGGACCAAGAACCCCCGCGCCGAAAAGGGAATGATGTGGTGGGAATACACCTTTTACGTCCATCGCGGCATGGGTGCTAATAGTGAGACCTACATCTGCCCGGCCCGGACCAGTAACAAGCCCTGCCCCATCTGTGAATACCGGGAGAAGCTGGTCCGGAAGGGTGACGAGGATGACGAGAAGCTTATCAAGTCCCTGGCCACCAAACAGCGCCAGCTCATTAACCTGATCGACCTCAAGGACCCGGAGAAGGGCGTCCAACTCTATGAGGTGGCCAACTTCAACTTTGGGGACCAGTTGATCCAGGACGTAGCTGGATCCGACGAAGATGAAGGCTGGGATCTGTTCTTCTCCCTCGATGAAGGCTGCACTCTCCGGGTGAGTATGGTGGAGGATAGTTTCGGCGGGCGCTCCTTCGTCAAGGCCGGCCGCTTCGACTTCAAACCCCGGAAGGAGGGGTATGAAGATTCCATTCTGGATGACGTCTACGACCTGGAAGGGATCATCAAGGAACTGCCCTACGACAAGTTGAAAGCCAAGTTCCTCTCGACCTCTGCTAAGGACGAGGATGCCGATGAAGAGGACGAGGACGAGGACGAAGACGCTGATGAGGTGGACGAGGACGAAGAGGAGGAAACTCCCAAGTCCAAGAAGAAGGTCGCCGGCAAGTCCAAGTCCAAGGAAGAGGACGAAGACGAAGAGGACGAGGACGAAGACACCGACGCGGACGAGGATGAAGAGGAAGAGGAGGAGACTCCCAAGAAAAAGAAGAAGAAGCCCGCCGCCGACGAGGAGGACGAAGACGAGGAAGAAGAGGACGCGGACGCCGACGAAGAGGACGAAGAGGACGAAGCCCCCAAGTCCAAGAAGAAAAAGGGCAAGGAAGAGGAAGAGGACGACGACGCCGATTGGGATGACTTCGATGACGAAGAGGAAGAGGAGGAAACTCCCAAGAAAAAGAAGAAAGTTGTCAAGTAGCCATGGAAGATGCCCGGAAAGCATTGTTAGCCCAGCGTGAGAAGCTGGTGCTTTCCCCGAAGAGTGCTCTCAGTAGCGGGAGCACTCTTCTCAACCTCGCCTGCACCGACCACCCCCACTGTGGTTTCATGAAGGGTGCGTATTATTACCTAGTGGGTGACTCCACCAGCGGTAAGACTTGGCTTTCCCTTTCCTGTTTCGCAGAGTCCGTCCTCAACAAGAGTTTTCGGGGTTATGATTTGATATTCGATGACGTGGAGGGTGGAGCCCTCATGGACATTGAACGTTATTTCGGTAAGGAAGTGGCCAAGCGGATGCGGGCTCCCGGCTACCGGGAGGGAGAACCCGTCTACAGCGACACCATCGAGTCTTTCTATTACAACATGCGCCGGCTCCTGAAATCGGGCCGGTCTTTCATCTATGTCCTGGACTCCCAGGACGCCCTGGACTCTATGGCTAGTGTCAAGAAGTTTGATAAACAGCAGAAAGCTTCGGAGGAGGGGCAAGAGGCCAAAGGGTCCTACGGAGACGGCAAGGCCAAGTATCATAGTGCTAACATCCGCTGGGTCCTCTCGGGATTGAAACGCACCAAGTCCATTCTTATCATTATCGGCCAGGCCCGGGATAACCCCGCGGCCATGGGCTACGCTGACAAAAAGACCCGTAGTGGGGGCCGGGCCTTGCGCTTCTATGCCAACCTGGAGATTTGGACGAGCGTAGGGAAGAAGATCAAGAAAACCGTTCATGGCCGGCCCCGCACCATCGGGGTCCGCTGCATCGCCGAGGTCAAGAAGAACCGGGTGACGGGCAAGACAGGCCGGGACCGCTCGGTGGAGATACCGATTTACTACGGCTTTGGCATCGATGACATAGGCTCCTGCATCGATTTCCTGGTCGGGTATAAGCATTGGAAAAAGAATCGCGAGGGGGCCTATGACGCGAAGGAATTAGAGTTTCAGGGGACCCGGGGAGAGATAATCCGCTATGTGGAGCAGTCCGGGCTCGAGGAGAAGCTGCGCCAGCTCACCGGGGAAGTCTGGGCCGCGATCGAGGAGGAGTGCCAAATCAAAGATCGGAAACGACGCTATGAGTGAAAAGAAACAGCCGCCCCTGAACATCCGAGTGCGAACCACCGCCAAGGCGGAGGAGTGTCATTTATATAGCACTCTACCCAAAGAAGGACTTTTGCTGCGTCGCTTTACCCGCGGCCACTTAGATCATGAGAAGGTGCGAGTGTTGGTGGACGGCACCACCTACCCCCAGACCTTTGCCGCTTTCTTTTGGGAAGAAATCAAAGAACCCACACCCGTATGAGTGAAAAGAAAATGACCATTACAGGTCCTATACCGAATGCTCCTTTGGAAATGCGGGTAGACGAAAGTCAGCGGGTCAACCCCGCCCCTCGCCGCTATGTCATTCAGGTAGCCCCGGTGATGAATAACACCGGCGGACATTTCATTGTGGCGGTTTGCAATGATGGAACGATCTGGAGACTAGACGGACTCTATGAAGGGGAATACAAGTGGGAGCCATTCCCGACACCACCCTGCTGCTCCCACGACCACGACCAGGACGGGAATTGCGACCGCCACCCCCGAGAAGTCCAATGAACACTACCAAAGCTATCGAGGCATTGCACGATCTTGCCAGTAAGTATCCTGGTGATGCCCCTGTCTTAGCCGAAGTCTGCGAGTTTATTCGTAAGCAGGACCAGGATCTAACCACGTTAAACAATAGTATGAAGGTCATCAATCGACTGCGCCAATTAGCATTTCAGCCAAAACCACCATCATGATCCCGGTCAACTTCCCCCAAGCTAATGTGGTCTATGGACCGCCCCCGAGCCTCGATGAGTCTCAGTGTCGGCGTATACCGGCCTACATGGCGCAGATCACCGGAGGCTCCTGCGACGGGGAGGACATAGTGGTGGTAGCCTGGAAGCCCGATGAAGAGGATATGGAGAAACTGATGCAGGGAGGAGTCGTCTACTTGTCATGTATCGGGGGCCTGCCGCCCCATTACCTGACGACTGACTTTGATCTAGCTAAGAAACCAGCTTGAGGGATTTATGGGACGTAAACAAATACATGGGCTGGGGCCCAATATGGGCCTCATCACCGAAGCGGAAAGGAAGGATGAGAGGTATGGCGGCAAGGAAATGGATTCACTCCTCAACCACATTATGCTTAATGGCGATTCGGATGAATCGATCTTCCATTGGGCGCAGAAGTGGAAGCGGTCCTTCAAAGCTAGCAAACGACAGTGGGAGTTATACCTGTATATCGACAAGGATACCAAAGCCCTGGACTACCACCCCACCAAACGACACTGGCGGGGGGAACTGCCCTTTACCACTGTCGACATCGCCGTCATCCGCTACCACCGCAAGGCCCAGGTAGAACCGGCTTTGACAGCGGCCCTTCTGCAACGGGGCGTAGAGCAGATTGAGAACTGGAGACCATGTCCTCCTGGAAAAGATCCGAAGTAGATCGGCTCCTGGAGCTTCATCTAGCCGGGGCCACCGTTCCATCGATCGCCCGGGCGCTGGAGCGGGACGCGATGGACGTCAAGAAGATTGTCCACCGGCTGGCCCGCTCCAAGGACCGCATCGAAGCTTATGAACCCTTCCGGCGCCATAGCCGCATCGGTAAACCCTTCTCGGAAAATGAGGTAGCCCTGCTGCAAGCCTGGAAGAAGCTGGGCGTCAACCCCAAGGCCATGGCGAAGTTCCTGGGCCGGAAGGTCAAGGAACTAGGGCTGGACGCTGAGGAGCTCACCCAAATGAATAACCTCCGCCGGATCGGGACGGGGGTTGATATCTGTTTGGCTTATCGATACCTCTACTACTGTCAAGGGATTACCGTCATCCCGGACCGGCTCTACGATGAACTGGAAGAGGAGGAAAAGGAATTTGGGGCCCAGGGCCAGTTATTAAATACTCCCGGCAGCGACAATCCGGAGGATTACCCGCCTCATATCAGGGGTCTTGCAATCTACCTAGCTTTCAAATACTGTGACCGGAAATGAGATTCGGGAGTCCAGAATACAAAGAAGCCCAAGCGGAGTATGATAAGAACCCATCCCTGTGTAAGAACGTCAACTGCCGCCAGCCCATTCCTTTCCGGATCGCCCACCGCGGGGCTAAGACCTGCAGCGCCCTCTGCCGCAACGAAGTCTCCCGACAGGCCCGGGTGGGCGTGCCCCGCCGGCCGGCTCGTGGTCATTGACAGCCATTACCTCTGCCACCGGGCTTTCCATTCCACCCGTAACCTCGAGTGGCGGGGGCGGGCCACCGGCGTCATCTTTGGCTTTCTCCGTGATATCAGCTACCTGCAAAATGAGTTCCCCCATAGCCAGTTGGTCTTTTGCTTTGAGGGTCAAACCCTCAAGCGCCGGGAACTGCTCCCCTCCTACAAGTCCCGCCGCAAGGCCCCCTCTTGCGTAGAGGAGAAGCGGGCTTATCTGGCCCTCAAGCAGCAGATCGCCGACTTGCGATGCCAACTCCTGAAGCGGGTCGGGTTCCGTAACATCTTTTGTGAAGAGGGGTATGAGAGTGATGACCTCTTGGCCCAGGTCGCCCTGCAGGCTTCGCCGGAGCAGGAAGTGATCCTCGTCACCGGGGACTATGACCTCTTTCAATGTCTCCGGCATAATGTCTCCATTTACCTCCCGCAGAAACAGCGGGTCCTCACCAAGTCCTGGTTCGAGACTAAATATGGGATACATCCCACGGAATGGGCCCTTGTCAAGGCGATTGCAGGCTGCACCGGGGATAACGTCCCGGGCGTCCGGGGAGTAGGTGAGAAAACGGCTCTCAAATTCGTAAAGCGGGATCTACCTTCAGCCAGCAAAGCCTTTCAATCGATTCTCTGCCCGGAGGGCAAGTCGACCGTCCGCCGCAACCGGCTTTTGGTGCAGCTGCCTTTCAGCGGCTGCCCCTTTCTCAAGTTCCAACCAGATCAACTCTGCAAACGGGCTTGGTTCGAAATGACGTCGGGCCTGGGGATGCGGAGTATAGCTCATCAATCACCTATATGAACGTCAAAGAAGCCATTGATTACTTGAATATCCGGGACGCCCAGATGATCGACCCCCAAACCTGTGAGTCGATCGCCCATCTGATTCAGACCCAACACAAGCTGTTGGAGAAGCAGCGGGAAGAGATCGCGAATTGGGCCTCACGCTATGAGAGACTCAAAGGTAAGATCCGCAAACTAGGAAACGAACCATGATATCTGAAACCGCCCTGCTGTTGGAAACCGGGCCCAGCCAGAAGAAAATGACACCCACTCACCAACTCCGCTCCAGCGACCACTCGGATGTGGTGGCCTGGCGCTTCCTCCCCAATGCGGATATGCCGGTTTGGGTCTTTCGGAACTTTCATGACCTGGGCGGGAGCCGGCATCAGCTCACTCACCGGAGTGGCTACCGCGTCCAGGTGGGAGAATGGATTGTTCGATCCGAGCAGATCGCCTTTGTCCTAACCGACGAGGAGTTCAACTCTGTCTTTATGGAGCTTCCCAAAAACCCGGAGAGTTGATATGGTTCAATTTACCGTTCAACCCCATAAAGAGCGCCGAAATGCAAGCGTGGTCGAAGTCCGCAACGAAAAAGGTACATTGCTCATGACGATCTACCCAGATGATAGTGGTGTTGGGATCCGCGTTGTTAGCAAATACCAACTAAGTTTTGTGGATAGATCGGAAGGCATGTTCTGTATCTACGAAATGTCTCCCAATTGATATGTCCTCACATAAGGGCGGCAACTTCGAGCGGCTGATCTGTAAACAACTTTCCCGGTGGTGGACGGGTGGGGAGCGGGATGACATCTTCTGGCGCTGCTCGCAAAGCGGGGGCCGGGCTACCCAGCGCATGAAGTCGGGCTGTCGGACCTTTGGGAGTTATGGGGACATAGCCGCCATCGATCCGATCGGCTTGCCGCTCCTCCAGGTCTTCACCATCGAACTCAAGCGGGGCCGGTCCCATGGCGTAGCCGATGAGCTGATTGATAGTCGCCCTACCAATAAAGCCAACAAGTTTGAAAAATCACTCCTCCAGGCCATGCGGGCCCATAAGGACGCGGGTAGCCTCGGTTGGATGTTAATTTGCCGGCGGGACTACAAAATCCCCGTAGCTTACATGGACCTTCGGACCCTCCGCTTGCTGCGGGGCGATACCTTCCTGACAGAGCCCCCTTGCATCAAATTCGGGGTCCTCCTTACCTACAAAGGCAAGAAACGGCCCCTCCACTTTGTCGCCATTCCCTTTGAGATTTTACTGCAACGCCTGGATCCCGCACAAGTCATCAAAATATCCCGTAGGGTGACATGAAGATAATAGGTTGAAATGCAGTCAACCTATTCCAAAATATGAAAAGAATTATTGTTGTCGCTTCCGGGGGATTGGATTCCACCGTCCTCCTTCATCATGTCGTGGCCACCGGAGCCGCCGTCCGTAGTATCTCTATCAACTACGGGCAGCGCCACTCCCGGGAACTGGAGTTTGCCCGTTTGAACTCCCGTAGGTTAGGGGTCGTCCACCAGCACGTCGATTTGGCGTGCCTCCGGGACGTGCTGACCGGCTCCTCCCAGACCGATGATCGGATCCCGGTGCCGGAGGGGCACTACGAAGAGAAGAGCATGAAAGCCACCGTCGTCCCCAACCGCAATATGATCCTCCTCTCCGTCGCCATCGGGGCGGCGGTCGCCCATCAATATGACGAAGTCGCGTATGCTGCGCATAGTGGGGATCACGCCATCTACCCCGATTGCCGGGAGGAGTTTGTTATTGCCCTCAACGCCGCGGCCCAGCTTTGCGATTGGCACCCGGTCCAGATCGATAGGCCCTTCATCCACCTTACCAAGGCCGATATAGTCCGCCGAGGAGCGGAACTGGAAGTGCCCTTTGCCAGCACCTATTCCTGCTATAAGGGGCAGCCGGTTCACTGCGGGGTTTGCGGGACCTGCGTCGAGCGCCGGGAGGCATTCTATATAGCCGGTGTCCCGGATCCGACGGCCTATTTGGACTCCACTCCGATCCAAAATCTTTTGGGAAAGAAAAAAACTGCAAAAAGTTGATCGCCTATCAGCTTCAAGATCAAGCACTTAGGAGACAACTGAAAATTTTCACTTTTCGGGTTACCCATCGGGGTGACCTTTTGGGTTTAATAGGTAGATGAAGACGAACAAAAACAAAACGGAAGCGACCGGGAAGCCGGTCCGGAACACCGGCACCGCCGGCTTACGGGTGGGGGACGTTATTAAGATCGACGGGAGCGAGCATGTCGTCTGGTTTGTCAACGACTGCCGGGCCGCCGTCGCCCCACTGGACTCCTCGATCCTCCATCGGACCCGGGACGACAAAATTCAATTTCTTGCGAAGGCAGACAGCAAAAACATCAGTCCAAACTCGTCGGTGCCGGTGATCCGGAGCCTCGGGAGGAAAGGGCTGGCTGAATACCTCGACGCAAGAGCAACCACAAAAACAAACACTACAAATACCATGAAGAGCAACAAAAGCAGCAGCAAGAACGAAACCTCCACCGACAGCAAGAAAGAGAAGGACGCCCCCCGCCACGGCAAGTTGGGTGGCTACAAAGGCCGCTCCATTACCTCCGTGATCCGCGCTTTCGGCAAGGCCGGCTGGAGCCTGGCGGAAGCCCGCGCCTTCTTCAAAGAAGAGAAGATCGGGGTGGCCGACACCACCATCGTCATTCAACTCCGGGCCGGCCGGATCGGGGAAGGTGGGGAGCCGGCCGACTTCAGCAAGAAGGAACTCGAGGCCATGCGCCCGGAGGTCGAGGAAGCCCCCGCTAAGGGCAAGGGCAAAGGCAAGTCGGCTCCCGCCAAGGGCAAGAGCAAGCCGGCTCCCAAGAAGGACGAAGACGAAGAAGAGGACGAGGAAGAGACCGTCAACGAGGATGAGGTGGATGAAGTCGTCGACAAAGCCTAGTCCTTAGAGTCCGCCCTTTCCTTCCCAAAAAGGCCCTGGAAATTACCCTTCCAGGGCCTTTTAATTTTCCTCTTTACCTCCGCCCGGATCCATATAAGGTATCTCAGCAACCTTATGAAGAAGAAAACCAAACCTGTCATAAACCCCGAGGAAACCTACCTGGGGGTAGAGAAGATGCTTTACCGGCTGGCCTGGCGCATTAGCCCTAACCAGCAAAGTTTTGAAGATGCTGCCGCCGAAGCCAAGGTGGCCTACATGAAAGCCTGCCAAACCTACGACCCGCAGCGCGGGACAAAATTCTCGACTTGGTGCTACTTCAAAGTCTGGAGGCACCTACAGGGCTTCTCCCAGAAGCGGGCCCAGGACCGGCTGGTGCTCACCGAAATGAAGGAGGAGTTGGTGGGAGCGGCCCCCGCCAATCGCAAGGTGTTTCTTGAGATGATAGATGACCTCTCCTCCGACGCTAAGGAGTTGATAAGCTTGCTAGTGGACAGCCCCCCGGAAATACTGGAGGAAGTCCAGACGCCCCAGCAACTCCTCAAGAACGCCCTGGAGCACTTGGGATTTATCTCCGGCTGGGATAATATAGACGGCGAGCTCACTATGCTAGAGATCAGCTCGCGGTTCGAGGAGTTGGAATGGTCCCAACTCTATGGGGAATGATAACGCTGTTGCCACATCAGAAGCAGGGCACCCGGGCCGTCTATCGGTTCGGCGGGCGGGCCCTCATTGCCGATGAAATGGGGCTCGGCAAAACGATCCAGGCTCTACACTGGATCCGTAAGACTCCCGGCCACCGGCCCGTCGTCATTGTTACTCCCTCCTCGGTAAAGTATCAATGGCAGAGTGAAGCGATGGATCACTTTGGCATTCGGGTCCAGGTCCTAGAGGGGCAGCGCCCCAACGGCGCCCACTTCGATGACATCATTGTTATCAACTATGACATACTTCCCTACTGGATTGGGAAGTTGGTGAAGCTCCGGCCCAAGACCGTGGTTCTGGATGAGTGCCAATATGTCAAGACTCTGGGCGCGCTCCGCACTCGCGCAGCCCGGAAGTTAGCCGCCCGGGCCGCTTCGGTGGTGGCCCTGAGCGGCACTCCGCTGACTAATCGCCCCATTGAACTCTGGTCGGTCCTTAACATCATTCGCCCGGATCTATTCCCCGACCGCACCAAGTATGCCTGGCGCTATTGCCGACCCCGCCGCACGATCTGGGGTTGGAAGTTTGATGGAGCGGACCGGCTCCCCGAGTTACATCGGATCCTCCGGCAGGAGTGTATGGTGCGCCGTCTCAAGAAGGAGGTAATGCCTTACCTCCCTGACAAGACGCATATCTTTGTCCCCTTCCAACTCTCCGACTACACCGAGTATATCGAAGCTCGCGACGACTTCCTCCGCTGGCTGGGAAAGATCAGCCCTAGCAAAGCCAAGCGGGCCAAGAAGAGTCAAGCCCTGGTGCGAGTGGGCTACCTGCTCCGGCTTTGTGTTCGCCTCCGGTTGCAGTGGACGACTAAGTGGCTCCAGGAGTGGAGCGAGGCTAACCCGGGAGAAAAGTTGGTGGCCTTGACGATGCATACTTTTGTGATCGACCACCTCAAAGCCAAATTCCCCAACTCGGTGGTGATCGATGGGAGGGTAACGGGTCTCAAGCGCGTTGAGTCCGTCCGGAAGTTTCAGAGCAACCGCCGGGTCCAGTTCCTCTTCGGGAATTGGAAAGCCGCTGGCATCGGCCTCAATCTAACCGCTTCCAATGTGATGGTGTCGTTAGACTTTCCCTGGACTCCGGGAGACTTGTTACAAGGTCAGGACCGGGTGCACCGGATCGGCCAGAAGCGGAAAGTGCTGATCTATTACCTCTATCTCCTCCACTCCATCGAAGAGAAGCAGATGCGGGGCTTGCAGAAGAAACATGAAATCTTGGAATCGGTCCTCAACGGACAAGTATCCTCCAAAGATTTTGACCTCTATAACAACTTGATAAAGGAGTTGAAACATGAGTAGACGCCGTTCGCAAATTAGTGTGATACCGGGTGACCGGTCCTTACCTTACCACAAGGCCACCCTCTTTACCCAAGGCATTCCCGCGACGACTAAGGCCGCTTTCAAAGCGGCTTGCGCGAAGCGCGGAGTATCGATGCGGGATGCCTTGATCCGGCTGATGCGGGGTTTTGTCCAGTCGACCGAAGAGCACCACATATGAAGATCCAGGACCTATTCCAGCAGGCTGGAATCGGGTTCTTGGAATCGGGCCATCATCATTGTCGTCCGGGGTGGCTCCAAGTTAAGACTTGTCCTTGGTGCCATTCCGACAACTATCATCTTGGCTTTAACCTCCAAGCCCACTTCTTTGTCTGCTGGCGTTGTCGGGGACACCGGACGCTCGATACCCTCGCCAAGCTTGGGATTGAGGAGAGTAAGATTCGGGACTTCTGGGCGGGGCGGGAGGTTCAGGAAGTCGCCGTCAAGAAAAGGACCGGACTGGTGGAGCCCGAAGGTCGAGGCCGGCTCTTACGGATCCACCGGGACTATCTCCGCAGCCGGGGCTTTGATCCCAAGACCCTGCAGCGCCTCTGGAACCTGGAGGGTATTGGACTGGCCGCTCGGTTGTCGTGGAGGATTTACATACCTATCATTCTGGCCGGCCAACGCGTCTCCTGGACGACTCGCGCCGTAGGGGAGAGGGTGGCCCGTAGGTATATCTCCGCGGGAGCGGAGGAAGAAGCTCTCAACCATAAGGGGCTCCTCTACGGCTCGGACTACTGCCGGCACGCTGCCGTCGTTGTAGAGGGGCCTGTCGACGCCTGGCGAATCGGTCCGGGAGCCGTGGCCCTCTGCGGAACGGCCTTCACCGGGTCCCAGGTCCGTAAGCTGATACAATTCCCTTATCGGTTCATCTGCTTTGATAATAGCCCGGAAGCCCAGGCCCTGGCCCGGGACCTAGCCCGACAACTTGCTCCCTTCCCCGGGACCACGGAAGTCCTGGAGATCGATGCCGCGGACCCCGGAAGCGCCTCGGAAAAGGAAGTCCGCCTCATTCGCCGGACCGCTAAGTTGATCTAAACCTTTGATGTCCAGGATAATAGGAGGACAAGTGAAATAATTCAGAAAAAGGTTACCCAAAGGGACAAGACTTTGGTTTTAATAGGTAGAGGGAATCAACCCTCCGAAAGAAAGAGACTAGAATGAAATTCATCCTACAGGCCCTAGAAACGGAGTCCGACAAGATGGGATACTATTCGAAAGGCAACCCCAACGGATCCAATTGGACCTTTGAACGCTCGGAGGCGACTACTTTTGAAGAGCCTATCGAAGCGGCCCAGGCTCTCAAAAGTGAGATGGAACGCTGGCCCGAGCTTTGGGATGACGCTGAACCTTCGATTGTTTCCGTTTGAGGTTACCGCCCTGCGATCAATTTGGTTTTATATAGGTAGAGGGAATCAACCCTCCGAAAGAAAGAAAAGAGACTATGAACAAGAACACCGAAGCCAAAGCCCAAGCCATCCAGGAAGTCCTGGACCTGCTCAACCCGCCCGAAGCGGCCCGCGGGGCACTCCGCGCCAAGCTCAGCGATATGTCCCTCCCGGAGCTCAAGAAGGAACTCAAGCACCACCAGGACATCAAGGAGAGCGATGCCCGCATCGAAGCGGCCCTCGATACCCTCCAGGCCCATAACCGAGGGTTGAATGCCCTGGCCGATCTCAAGAAACTACTCACCGGGCCGGCCGCTGGCTTAGACTCGCAGGGCTACGGGGCGCTTATTACCCTCATCAAGGAATTTTACGTGGGATGCCGCCGGGACTTCCTCCGGGAGATTAGCTCTGTCGTCCTGCCTCCTCCTGCTCCCAAGCCGGCACCGGCTCCCGAGGAGGATCTAACCCAAACCCTGGCGGACTCCCTCGAGTGGACTAAGATTGCTGGCAAGGCCCATCTTTACCGGACCGCCCGCTACAAAGGCCAATACGTGGCCCTTCTCAAAGTTGTTTCACCCGGCATGTTCTCTATCGAAACCCAGGCTCATGCTAAGCTGGTTGTGCCCTTTTCAGAATTATCACAATTTGGTCTTTAGAGGTTACCGGACGATCAAGACTTTGGTTTTATATAGGTAGAGGGACAAGCCCCTCTACCTAAACAAAAAGAGAAAAGAGACTATGACAACAAAGCAAATCGACAAACTCCTCGGCCACGAGATAAAGGTCCGGTGGCCGGCCTACAACCAGACCGACACTCTTACCCCGATCCTCCGCCGCAAGGGCACCCGCGTCATCGAGGCCCGGGTCAAGTCCACCGGCCGGACCGGCGTCTTCAACGTCAGTGAGATGGAACTCGTGGAGGTAATATGAGAGACCAAGCCATTCAAAACGCCCTGCACTACAAGGCCAACGGCTCCACCTCAGACGGGAACATGGTGGTCGGGTTCGACGGGGACCACGTTGCCGTGGCCTTTAACCAGACCGAGAACAACAAGAACAGCCTAGTGGTGCTCCGGCTCGATGACGCTGCTATCCTCCACACCCTCCTCGGCAAGGCCCTGGAACAACTCGCCAAATAAAGGTTACCGGATCGCCCAGACTTTGGTTTTATATAGGTAGACAGTAAACAACTAAACAAAAAGAGACTATGAGCATGACCTACGAAGAAGCACTCCGCAAAGCCACCCTCCTCCTCCGCAAGGCCGAAGGCACCAACAGCCCGGAGGAGTCCGCCCTGTTCGCCGCTAAGGCCCAGGAGATCATGGACCGGTATCAGATCGAGAAGATTTCTACCGAATATGAGACGGGCCACAAAGAGCCCGACGAGCCCATCCAGAATTTTGACCGGGAGGAGGTAATCACCGCCTGCCAGAAGGACAAGCAGTGGACCAATCGCCTGGCCCAGATCGTCGCCAAAGCCAACGGCTGCTCGATGTATTTCCGGGACCGGGCCGGTGGCTGTGCTACCTTCCTGGTGGGCCGCGCCTCCGACGTGCAGACCGCCCGCTACATGACCAACATGCTGGCCAATGAGGTCCGCCGCCTCAACCGGGAATGCTGCCAGGGCTACTCCGACAAGTATCGCCGGGATTTCAAATACGGGGTAGTCGACGCCATTAACTTCAAATTGCAGGAGCAGTGGAATAAGACCAAAACTGAGGTCCAGGCCGAAGCCACCAACTCGATGGCCTTAGTTCGGGTTAACAACGCCATCTCGAAGCTGGAACAGCGCCTGGCCGATATTGAGAAATGGACCCAGGCTAACATGAACCTCCGGACCGGCCGCAGCAACTACCGGACCCAGGCCGATGCCCGCCAGCACGGCTTCACCGCCGGCCAGTCCATCCGCATCAGCGGGGCTAAGGCCGGTATCGCCGGGGGCGGCAAAGCTTTAGGGCGCTAAGGTGCCCGGGCAGCGGGGCGCTGGGGGTCCTAGTCTCCCTCCAGCGTCCCCTTCCTCTTTCCCAAAAGACTATGAACACAAAACAATGCCCTTACTGTCACAAAACCCTCCCGGAGGAAGTCCTGGACGTGCAGCAGTTCTTCCAGGCTCCTCCCGGAGACAAACCACCCATCATTCGGGACTACGAAGCATCCTTAGTCCTAGCCCAGCAAGTGCTTAGAGGGATGTCAAAGAAAAAGAAACATTGAGGTTACCCAACGATCAAGTATTTGGGTTTATATAGGTAGATGAACGCAACAATTCAATCCCTCCGAACGAGCCCGGACACCCAGTCCGCTCAAATCTACCTCAACGTCATTGCCTACAACCGACAGCAGATCCTCTACTTTTGTGCCCTGGCCCGGCAGCTTTCCCACCTTCGGGAAACGATGCTGGCTCGGGCCCGGGTCCACGCCCAGGACATTCAGCGGACCCTCCTGGACTGGCGCATCGCCGAGGAGCGAGCCCGGGACTTTGCCCCTCTCGTCGAGGAGGAGGAGGAGGAGGAGCGGGGCAGCCGGTGCGGCTGGGATGAGGAACTGGAGCAGCACCTGGCCTACGATGAAGACGACCGGGACCTGTTCCCCTCGGAAGATTGAGGTTACCCATTGATCGACTTTTTGGTTTTATATAGGTAGAATGACAAACCGCATCGACATTTTCTACCGCACTTTCAATCGCCGCCCAGGCGCAGGCCAAGTCCGGGAGTATTTCATCCCCGCGCCGGCCGATACCTCCTTGGCGAACCTCCTGGAGGCCGCTCATCAGGCCGGTGTCCCCCTCGGGGGAGCAGGTCGGCAATACGGCGGCATCTTTGAGCTCCAGACGGATGCGGGGATTTGGAGCACTCAAGACGGGGGTAAGCTTACCCCTCGCCACGGCACCTTCCGGACCTGGGAAGAAATCGAACAAGAAGAGGTTACCGGACAGCAAACTTTTTGGTTTTAATAGGTATGAGCGACATCAAAGTAACCTCCGACAACGCGACCGAAGGCAACAACTTCTGCTGGGCCACCGAGGCCAGTGAACTCGGGCTCAAGCCGGGCCACTGGCCGGACTTCCTGCCCACCAACCTGGGCAACGGCCTAGCCTTCATCCTGGAAAGTCTCGACGAGACCGGTGGACGCTACCGGCAGCAGTTGGGAGTGGACCGGCTGACGGTTTTTAACGATTGAGGTTACCCAACCGACAAGACTTTGGTTTTATATAGGTAGAGACTATGAACAACACTACAACCCCCAAAATTAAATGGGTCAAATTAGATCCCGACGAGTCGTATTACGAGTCCGCCGACAAACGCTTTGAATTGAACCCACTCTACCTTGGCCGGGTCCGACCACAGGGCTGGGAAGTTATCGATCGGCAAACCGGTGAGCGGAGGCGCATCTATTGGCCCCTCCGGGACGCCAAGGAAGCAGCCCAAGAAATGCTCCGGAATAGTTTGAAATAGAGGTTACCCATTCGATCAGACTTTGGTTTTATATAGGTAGAGACTATGAACGAAACAATTACCTCCGAAACAATTCTGGCGCTCCTCCCCTGGGGCGAACCTCGCATCATCACCAACAACCGCGGCACCGCCCAGGTCCGCACCGCCGAACCCACTGGCAAATTCTGGAGCCTCTGGCGCGCTAACAAGCCGGCGCTGCAGGCCCTCAAGGTGGCCCCCAAACTTCTCACCGATGAGAATAAGTGGATCGTGAATTGGTATCAGGACGTGGCCGCCACGCCCGCCCCGGTGGCCCCCGTTGAACCCGGTCCCCGCCGGGTGGTCTGGAGTGATGAGCAGGAAGCCATCTTTGGCTGGTTCCGCTCCGGCCAGGGCAGCTTAGTGGTGCGGGCCCGCGCCGGCACCGGCAAGACCACCACTATCAAGACCGCTTTCTCTTACGCCCCGGAGGATCGGATGCTCTACGCCGTTTTCAATAAGAAAAACCAGCTCGAGGCCGCCGGTGCCATTCACGATCCCCGGGTGGAGATCAAGACCCTCCACTCCGTTGGGTTCATGTTCATCCAGCAAGTTTGGCCCAAGGCCAAGCCCACCGACGAAGTGGAAGTGGAGCGGGTCGAGCGGGTCCTGGGCGAGCAAGCCCCCCAGGCCGTCAAAACCCAGGTCCGCAAGTTGGTCGGTTTTGCTAAGAACACTCTCGTCAATCCTACCCTGGAGGAGTTGATCGACCTGGCCGCGGAGCGCGATATTGAATGCCCCTCCTTTGAGGCCCCGGAAAACGGGGGCTGGGACCAGGCACGCTTAGCGCAAATGTGTTTGGAAGTCCTGGCCCTTTCTAAGAAGGCCGACAAGCAAGGCCGCATTTCTTTCAACGACATGGTGTGGCTCCCGGTCGCGATGGGCTGGGTCCGCGCCTGGTATGACCTGGTCGTCATCGATGAAGCCCAGGATATGAACCTCCCCCAACTTTTGATGGCTAAGGGAGCCTGCAAGCCCGGTGGCCGGATTTGTGTGGTGGGGGACGACCGCCAAGCCATCTATCATTTCCGGGGAGCGGCCTCGGACGGGATGGATATGATGAAGACTTCCCTCCAGGCCGCGGAGTTGGGCCTCACTATTACCTACCGCTGCCCCAAGGCGGTGGTAGCGATCGCTGCCGCCATCGTCCCCGACTACCGGGCTGCCGACAGCGCCCCGGAAGGGCTGGTGGAAAGCCTGGATGTCGCTGCAATTTACCCTCTTCTCAAGGTCGGGGACGCGATCCTCTCCCGCGCTAATGCCCCTCTCATGCCGATCTGTCTGGGGCTCCTCCGCAAGGGCATTCCAGCCCGCATCGAAGGACGGGACTTAGGCAAGGCCCTGCTGGAGATCGTCGAGAAGCTGCGGGCCCGGACCGTCCCGCAGTTCCTCACCAAGATTGAAGCCTGGGGAGAGAAGCAGATCAACCGCTTTAACGGCACCAAGAATTTCGAAGCTAAGGCCGAGCAGATCAACGACCAAGTCGCGACCCTCCAGGCCATCGCCGAGGGAGCCAGTTCGGTGGCGGAAATCTCCTCCCGCATTACCTCCCTCTTCCAGGACACCGGCGCCGACAGCAAGCCGGCCGTGGTCCTTTCCACCGTCCACAAGGCTAAGGGTCTGGAGTGGAGCAAGGTCTTTTTGCTGAGTGCCACCTTCCAACGGCGCCGGCCCGCCAATGCGGCCCCGGTTAGCCCCGAGGCCGCCGAAGCCCAGGCCCGGGAGGAAGCGAACATTTACTACGTCGCCGTGACCCGCGCCAAGGCCCATCTTGTCCTCGCCACCGGCGAGGTTCGTAGGAGCAAGTAAAGAGGGTGGGTGCCCGGGGGTGAAAATAAATTCACTCCCGGGTTACCCAAAGAACAAGACTTTGGTTTTATATAGGTAGAGACTATGAACTACAAAATTGGACAAACCGTAAACTGGATCGGGGCCGGCAAGGTGGCGCGCCTCGAGGGACGTAACGGCAAGCGCAATACCGGCACCGTGGAGGAGGTTACCGACAATCACCTCACCGTCCGAGTAACCCACGTCGCCGGCCAGCCCTTTCAAAGCATGCTGCCGACGGTGCTGGAGAAGGGGCAGGTGCTGGCGTGAAGCTGCCTGCCAACCGACAAGCCTTTCTTGAATTTGAGAAATTCCTGGAGGGTCTGAGCCCGGAGGAACTGCACAAGGTCCTCCTGGAGTATGTGGCCGAAACCAATCATCAGGGTTGGGAGTTTAGCCCCCGGGACCAGACCGGCATCAAACGCTTCTTTCAGGATTTCATGATCTATCAGCGCAACCGCATTGAACCCCGATAATAAGGAAATATGCCGAAGAAACAGAAAAAGGTTAAAATGGGTCCGTGGCTCCTCCTGGCCGCCATGGAAGCCCAGGCCAACCAGGCGCTCCATCATCTCCACTGCCTCCGGCAATGGATGGAGTCCGACCCGATCCTGGCGGAGATGGTGCAGGGCGGCATAGACCCTTGCGAGGCCGGCACCCTCCACCTAGTTGAAACCCTCCACAAAGTCAACCGCGGCAATCCTTACCTCCGCCGGCTCCATAAGAATACTCGCCATCAAAGATTCAACTTCCAATGAAACGCCTAACTCGACATCAAAAAGAGGTAATTGATTGGCTTTTCGTCCTCTATTTGAGGTCCGATCCGGCGGAGCAGATGGACGCGGTGACGCAATTTATTGAAAGTCACGTTTGCCTTAATCTACCGACCGACCAGGATGCCAAGGAAGCACTCGAGCGGCTTTCCAAGGCCGCCGCCAAAAACAAAAAGAAAAAGCAATGAACCACAAACCTAGCACCCTATTGTTCTGGGCCTACGCGACGGCGACGGCTCTGATCCTAACCCTCCACTATCTATGAACAAGCAGCGCAAAATCATAGACCTCATGTTCCGATACTTTGAACTCCAGGATCGGATCAACACTCTCCAAACCGAGCGCGATAAGATCCGGCTGCAACTCCTGGGCATTACTGATCCGGGCCAGTATGGGCCCGGGACCGTCTACAGGGTGGCCAAGACCAAGATCGAGGTCAAGGGCTACACCCGCTCCGGCTTCAAAGGTATCCGGCGCCATAGCAGCAAGGTGGATCGCTCGTGAATACCAAACTGGAAGTTTTCTTCCCCTTTGCCTGGACCTTGGATGAAATGCTACACTGGCTGGATAACCGACCCGAGCTTACGGACCTGGATCCAGTTATATCATGAAAAACCCTCTGGTCTACGTGCTGGCGGCGATTATGTGGCTATTAGCTTGGCCCGGGCGGATCATTGTCCCCATTGTCTGTTGGATTGGACGCCAGTTCGTCCAAGCACTTGAACTAGTAACGGAATGGACTAACCCCAAGAAATGAAACGAGAGATAATAGAACCATGAGTCCAGAATACTACATCGCTTACCTCCAGACCCCGGAAGGTCAAGAGAAGCAAATCAAAGTCACCAATCCCGACCCCAATGATGGGAGCCTCTGCCTTCACCTAGGCTCCGATCCTATCCCACCGGATAGCTGGGTTCGACTAGTTCACTTTCGCGCTCCTATCGTCCGGTCATGAACTACATCGTCAAAATAATCAACTACGAGGAAATGGAGGATAGTCCCCACCGGATCCGCTATCTAGGACCCCAGAACACAACTCGGGCCCGTCCTCAACTAGCCCAGGTCTTTGCGAGCCGGCCGGCCGCTCAAAAAGCTTACCATCGATACCTGGAGGGCGTCCCTCCGGCTTTCCGGGAATGGACTACGGGGTTGATCCAACCTGCCCCGTCCTTGCCGGTCCTGGAGACTCCCTTGGAAGCTTGTATTCGGATCGAGAAGATCCTACGGGACACCGATGCCTACCACTTAGCCACGGACCGGGAGGGGAAGGTGGGTTTGGGGTCCTGGCTCAAGAAGGTTATACGGGTCGCTAAAGCCTCTCGACAAAGCCTCTAAGTCCCAACGGCCCTTTCCCCTCTAAAAACCTTGAGAAGGGCCTGTTCCGTTCGATGTAGAATAGCTATAGAACCAGGGCTGGACTTGGACTGGTATTGCAGCCAGCCTAAGTCTTATGAAAGAACCCAAAAGAGCTTATCGGCGTCATCCTATCAATGTGGAATTTCTGCTCCGCTTTTATGACGCCTACTGTCGGACCAACAACCTCACGAAGGTCGCTTCGGTCCTGGAGTTAGGGGTGCCCAATCTCCTCAAGAAGATTGAACAATCCCCCTCCTTACAAAAAGCTAAGGTGATGGCCGATCAAATAAGGTCTCAACAAAAGTCCTTATCCGCTTATGTCTTCAAATCCCTCTCCACCGAAGCCCAGGAAACGTGGCAAAAGATTTCCGCCCCGGAGACTTCCATCGAGCAGGTCCAGGCCATTTTCAGCCGGAAAACGAAGGAGTTAAGGCAGCAACTTTTTGTCCATGCTCTGGTGTCATCTAGTTTTGATCTCTCTTCGGCTTGTCGGATGGTGGGGATGGATCGATCAGGTTTAGAGAAGTGGAAACATGATCTCCACTTCCTGCAATTATTGGAGGAGGTACAATGGCACAAGAAGAATTTCTTCGAAAATTCCTTGATTGGATTAGTGGAGGAACGGCACCCTGGCGCCGTCCTTTTCGTCAATAGAACGGTGAATGCGGACCGGGGTTATTCTGAGAAGATCCAGGTTGAACATTCCGGTGTGATTGGAGCGGGCTTTAGCTTGGAGGATCTGGACCTGGATATGGCGACAAGAAGGGTCATCCTAGAGGCCATTAGAAAAAAGAGGGAAAAACCCGTAGGTCAGCCGATCGCCGTAACCTCGGGCAACTCCGTAGGTGGCAATGGCGTAACCGGGTTAGCTGTCCAGGCCATAGCCAGCAATGGGAAATTCCTGAAAGGTTCGGGAAAAAAGAATAACTTTCTCAAGAAGGGCCCAAAGCCCGTAGGTGAGCCTATCGAGTTAGATTTGGAAAATGAAGGAATGGAGAGAAACGGCCACCAGGATGACGGGGAGGATTGGGGATAAAAACCCGTAGGTAATACCTCATTCCACCGGCCAAAACCCCGTAGGGTAGAGGGGGAAAGTATTTCCCCTATCCCCCCAAAAAGGGGCTTCTGCCTACCTTCCCCCGGATCCACCCTCCTCCGTTCATGTCATTTACTCCTCCGTTTCACTAGGAACAACCCCAGCCCTATTGCAATCCAGGCCCACAAGAAAAGTAGGATCGAGTCCATAAAATCTCCGTAGGTTTGGGGGTGTTAGTCGCTGTGACGATGGGAAAGGAGCAGCCGCGCCAGTTCCAGGGCTCCCGCAATGGCCGCCCCGTCCATGTTAGTGAGCTGTGGGTCCTGAAAACTACGGGACCCTTTGGAGAGTAGCTCATCCCACTGATCGTTGTCGAGAAAATCGACCTGGGCCAGAAAAGCTTGAAATTCTTGATCGTTCATAAAGTCCGTAGGTTCCAGGGTTTACTTGTTGCGGGACTTCTTGCCCTCCTCCACTCCGGCTTGATAGGCTGCTTCCAGGGCTTTCTTGATCTCCCAAACAGCTATTTCCTTAAAATCCAGGGAGTCCATGTTCCGGGTTTGGAGGGTTTCAAAACCCAACGACAGCACTAACTTTTCGATCATCTTTTTCATAAAATCTCCGTAGGGTAGAAAGTCCGTAGGTTCCAGGGTTTACTTGCCGCCGCCAAACTCCTCCATCAGCGCCTCCGTCATCAGGTCCGAGGTCACGTCCAGGTCCTGATCGCTCCACTCCGCCAGGCCGATCTCACTCTGGGCTTCGGCCTCGATGTTAGAAAGGGCGTCGTCGATCATATCCCGATGAGGACCCCGGGCCAGGGCGTTTTGGATGAATTCCCGCATTTTGGTCTTTTGTTCTTCAGTCATAGTCTCTAGGTAGTTAAACCCTTTTCGAAGGGCGGCGGGTAACCTCGATTTCAAACTTTTTTGAGGTCACCCTACGCCCCAAAGCCTGTAGGCTTGGGGTCCCGTAGGTGAGGTTATTCAGCCTTTTTAGCCTTTTCCAGGGCTCCACCGGCCAGGAGGAGAAATTGCCGGGCCTTTTCGGCCTGCGCCTCCTGCTCCGGGGTCGCGTCCAGTTCGTCTCCTCGGGTCTGGAGAAGGTCCTGGGCCGTTTCGACGAGGGCAATAATTCGATCGATAGTTTGCATAGTTTTTCCGTAGGTTAGGGGATCAATTTACCGTAGGTTAGATAGTTCGAGGTTTTCGGTTGTAGGGCGCAAAGGGTCCAGCAAAGGAGAGGAGGACGTCGTCGTAGGCTGGCCTCTTGTGGCAGCCCGGCTCCTCCGGAATAGGTTGCGGGGTATGCGATTCCCGGATTTCCCCGGCGAGGGTAATTCTCCGTAGGCTCGAGGGTCCTACACAGGCCCAATACTCCCTCCGAGCTAGCATATCTCCATTCCGCATATCCTCTTCGAGGCGATCGGCTCGCTGCATCGCAGCTTTGATTTCGTTCTTAGGCATAAAATCTCCGTAGGTTACAGGGGTTAGGATTTAGGTCGGTTTAGGCTCGGCGGAGGTTCTTTACCTCCTCGAGCATTCGAGCCTTACAGGAGGGGCAGATTCCGTGGGAAATCTGGACGCCTCTTAGGTCTGGGAAGGGCCGGAAAATAGCTTCCCCCGGCCAGCAGAACATACAGACCGAAATTAGGTTCGGACCTTTTACTAGGTAGGGCTCGTTTTGCATTTTAGTCTCTTTCTAGGAGGGGCTACTTAGCCCCTCGAGGGCCTTTATTACCCTCTACCTATTAAACCCTTTTTCTCCCCCCTAGAGGTAACCTCTTTTGCTCTTTTCTTTTCTCCTAAAAGTCGATCTCGAGATCAAGAAAGGCCAGCTTCTTTCCTTATCAAAGTCCCTGGCCTTTCTCTCTTTCGAGATCAAGATTTAATAGTCAAAAAGAGGTTACCCTTTACCTCCTAGAAAGGGTTTATATAGGTAGAGGGAATAACCCCTCTAAAAAGAGAAAGAGACTAAGATGGACCTAGATTCTATTAAGCTAACTAAGGAGGAGGAAAATACTCTTCTGGCCCTAGGGCTAGATAAAAGGGATGCCTGCCTAGACCCTGAATTCCAGGACTGGTGGCCTGAAGTAGGACCTGAGGGAGAGAAGATCCTAGAAGCCTGCCTAGGCTTAGGAGCCCTAGACCTAGTTATTATAACAGGAGAGGAGAGAATAGACCCCTTCGAAGGACCCTCCTTTAAGGTCCTCCTTACTCCCCTAGGGCTAGAGGTTTTCGAGGTCCTAGATAAGGACCCTCTTACTACTCGATTTTCTAAGAAGCCCTAAAAGAATTTTGATCTTTAAGGTTACCCTTTAGCCTAGAAAAAGGGTTTATATAGGTAGAGGGAATAACCCCTCTACCTAAAGAAAGAGACTAGAATGAATCCTGAAAATAAGAGAGAAGAAGTCCTAGAAAGGGCTGAGGCCCTAGAGATCGAAAAAGAGGAGAAGAGGAGGAGGGAAATCGAAGCTTACTTTAAGGCCCTAGATTCTGATACCCTAAAGAAGGGGCTCCTCCTCTACCTAGAGGGAGTAGAGGATCTAGGAGATTCGGAACTAGAGGGGAAGGAATACGATTTCTTCGAAGGGCTAAAGATAGTCCTAGAGGACTTCCTTCCTCTCGAGGAGGAGGGATAGAGCCTAGTCCCTAGAAGGGAGAGGAGGAGAAAAGATCCTCCTCTCCTTCCCACTTCTGGGATGGGAATAGCCCTTTGCTGGTATCAAGAATTCAAAGAATACCCCACCGGGGGTGGAATCATTCCTGGACGGATCGGGGGCGGGGTTTGGGTCGGCCTAGACAGCCCTTGGTAAATAGAATCCCAAAATTCCAGTTTCCCCATATCAGAGGAGATCAATAGCCCCCTGGTTTATAGAGAGTAAAAATTTGGGAATATGGGTATTTGGGGGTTTGATCTTGAATAATAGCCCCTCCCGGTAGTATTTCTTACTGCCTCTTCCGTTTTTTCCGTTCCGTTTTTTGTTCTCCCCTTTTTTGGAAGTGGCCAAAATTTTGGTATTTCCTTAAAGGAAAGGGATGAAAAGTATTGAATTCTTATCAAATCCTCCCAGTTTACTGGAAGATCATGAGGAAAAGCTGTTTTCGGAGGCAACAGTGCTGGGATCGATCTGTCGGGAGTCCTTTTATGAGTTCTTGAAGGAGTTTTGGAAGGTGATTGTCAATGAGGAGTTGGTGCTAAATTGGCATATTGAATACCTGTGTGGGGAGTTACAGGCCATTGCCGAGCGGGTTTTCCTAGAAAAGCCCAAATTGTATGATACCATCATCAACATCCCACCCGGAACTAGCAAAAGCACCATCGTAAGCCAGATGTTTCCGGCTTGGGTCTGGACCAAAATGCCCAGTGCCAAGTTTATTTGTGCCTCCTATGCCCATATGATAGCCCAGAAAGATAGTTTGCGGACCCGGGATTTAGTGGAAAGTGATCTCTACAAAAGGTGTTTTCCGGATTTGGAACTGCGGGAGGATGAAAATACTAAGGGATTGTTTGTCAATACTAAGATGGGCTTCCGGTTGGCCGCGGGCGTCGGCGGGGCCATCACGGGGTTGCACGGCCACTTCCTGATAATTGATGATCCGTTAAATCCCGAACAAGCCTACTCCGAACCGGAGTTGAAGATGATCAACCGGTGGTTTGAGACTACTTTGCCCTCCCGCAAGATTAACAAACAAGTCACACCCACCATTATTGTCCAGCAAAGGTTGCACCAATTTGACCCTTCCGGAGAAATGCTAGCTAAGAGTCAGCGGCCTGATTCCGGTAAAGCCGTTCGCCATATCTGTTTACCCGGGGAACTCCACAAGAGCTTGAATCCACCGGAGCTCAAGAGATTTTATGTCAAGGGACTGCTGGATCCGGTCCGCTTGCCCAAAGCGGTGCTGGAGGATTTGCGCTCGGATCTAGGTGAATATGGCTATGCCAGTCAGATCCTGCAGGACCCCGTGCCTTTGGGCGGCGGTTTATTTAAGACTGACAAGCTCAAGATTGTGGAGGAGTGTAAAGTGAAGATGGTGCGGATCGTCCGCTCCTGGGATAAAGCCGGGACCCAGGACGGGGGTATGTGGAGCGTCGGGGTCCTCATCGGGATGGATAAGCATAACGCCACCTGGATTTTGAATGTGGTGCGGGGCCAGTGGGCCGCGCGGGAGCGGGAGGAGAAAATGCAGCAGACGGCTAGCCAGGATGGCTTTTTGATTAAGATCCTGCTGGAAATAGAAGGAGGCAGTGGCGGCAAAGAGTCGGGGGAGAACTCGGTCCGGAACCTAGCCGGCTATCACGTCGTCACCTTTCACCCCACCGGCGATAAAGAAACAAGAGCCTATCCTTTAGCCAGCCAGGTGGGGGCCGGTAATGTCTACGTGTTGAACCGCAGCTGGACCAAGGACTATATTGATGAAATGCGCTTCTTCCCCCGTTCCAAGTTTAAGGATCAAATGGATGCCTCCAGTGCCGGCTTCAACTACATTGCCCGCAAGAAGCGCAAAATCGGCGGTTTTTGAATTAGCTTGGCTTGGGAGCGGGTTTAGGGATTAGATTGGGGTCCATGAATCGAAATCCCTTGATGCTGATTACCAATGCTTTGATGGCAAGGTCGGCTTGGCTGGCGCGGCTGATGGATCCCCGCCGGGACATAGACCAGGAGTGCGGCCACCCCCAGACCTTGGGGCCGGAGGATTACCAGCGGATGTGGAACCGAGGCGACCTGGCGGCCCGCATCATTTCCGTCCTGCCGGATGAGACCTGGAGCCAGCCCCCCGAAATCTATGAGACGGAGGATGTCAACGAGACGGAGTTTGAGAAGGGCTGGAAGGAGTTAGACGAGCAGCTCAACCTTCTGACGTTTCTGCACCGCATTGACGTAATGAGCGGGATCGGGCGCTTTGGGATCTTACTATTGGGATTTGATGATGGGGCGGAGATGGAGAAGCCTTTGCCCAATATCGATGAAACAGGCCAGGCCAAGTCCGAGACGGCCTCTCAACACCAACTCCTCTTTATTCGGGCCTTTGAGGAAAGCCTCGT